GAGCCTAAAAAAGAGGAGATTTTAGTTGGCAATAATTTTCCCGAAGAAGTTTGCCGTAACGTTGTGCTGCCTGCTACCCAGTCAGGCATAACTATTGCAAAAGCTGTTCAACGAGAAGCAAATATAAGTAATAATAACGATCAATTAGGCAAAAACGGCGCATTTTTCCATGTAATTTTTGGCAACTGCGATGATTCACCTTTGCCAGAGGGAGGCATTTTAACTTTGCCCACCCGAGAAACTTTTAGTGCTGACAAATGGATATTTGTTCAGTGGACAGTGGAAAAAACAAGGCTTTCATTGACTCACTTTGCTCGTGTTAACAATGGTGTTGAATTTACATGGGCTTTTAAAGCATGTCATGTAATAGGAAGCTCTAGTGGCTACAGGGTCGGGGATACTCTTGAATTTAAACGCGGTTTAGGTGCAACATCAGGAGCGTCCGGTGCTTACCCCACTGATGGCTCCAACCCGTTTGTGGTTAACAATCCTGGCGGCACCATGACTTTTTCTGGTCAAAGACACAGGGTGACAGATATTGATAAATTAGGGGCTCCTATTGGCAGAACGCAAAGCTATTACTACGAAATTTTTGGCAATGCCAGCAACAAACAAGTAGGAGAGTCAAAGACAATTACTCGCAACTACTCAAAAGGCGACAAACGTTTAAAAGTAAAAATAACTGCGACAGTAAAAAAACAAAAAAAACATTTTAGCGGTGAGTCTAAAGGATGGAATCATCCCGAAAAAATAGAAGTTGTCAACGACTCAGGCACTACAGAAGACTGGAACGAAGGCGAAACGTTTGATGATCTTGTGTCAATTACATCAAACAACCCTTACAAAACTTTTTTCTCAGAGGCTGGCTTTAGATATGTTATTGCAAACCTTGGGCCAAGAACAGAGACAATTGATACAGGCGAAGAAAAATTTGAAGGTCAAAGTCAGTATGCAGACCTAAGTTTTTACAGGGGATTAGTGCAAAAATCAAACGAATCTGAGCCAGAGCACAGCATTGCTTACGTCAATGAAATTGTACCTAATGCAGAAATGCCAGAATACAATAATTTAACGCTTACTGGCTTGTCGCTAAAGGCAAGTCGTAATTTTACAAGCTTAGATCAAATGCGTTGTTGGCTTAATAGTGGGCTGCACGTTAAAAGGCTGCATCCTAATAAATCCGTTTACAACTTAGATAATCTTGCGGCTAATGGCAAAGAAACCGGCCCTAGTAACTTGTTCACTGATTTAGTGTTTTACCTGCTAACCAACCAAACAGGTGGAGCGGGTGCTTTATTAAAAATGAACGAAAACGATGAAAACCCCGCACTGCTAAATAAACAAGACTTTATAAACACTTCACTTTTTCTGCACGCGCAAAAATTATTTTTTAATGGAGTAATAGGAAACAGGACAAATCTTCGTCAGTTTATTACGGACACAGCGCCTTTTTTCCTGTGCAATTTTGTAATTATGGACGGCAAGTTTTCACTTAAACCGGCAATACCTGTTATGGAAAAGAGTGGTCAAATTAACGTTGGAGCGGTAAAAATAGATCAACTTTTTACTGCTGGCAACATCTTAGAAGACAGTTACAAGGTAGAGTATTTAAGAAGCGAAGAACGCAGGCCGTTTAAGGCAGTAATGCGCTACAGGCAAGAAAGTAAAAATAAACTGCCTGAAGAAAAAGTTATACAAGTCAGGCTGCCAGGACAGTTCCAGAAACACGATATAGACTTATTACCTCAAGAGCAATTTGACCTAACACAGTTCTGCACTTCAGAAAGCCATGCAATTCAAGTTGCAAAATACTTTTTAGGGATTCGCGATTTAATAACCCATACAATTAGTTTTTCAACAACCGTGCACGGGTTAGATTTGCAGGCTGGATCTTACATAAAAGTAATTACAAGCTCTAGCCCTTACCTCAGCGCAAACAACGGAACAGTTAGCTCTGCTGGAGTGGTAGAAAGCTTGCAAGACATGCCCGACAACCAATATAAAGTGTTCTTTTTTAAAACAGATTCGCAAGACGTTGAGGAAGGAATAATGCAAGTCAATAACGGCATTGTTTCTGACGCAACTTTCCACAACACCGTTTTTAGTGTCAAAAATGAAGAGGTCTCACAAAACGTCTACGTTGTCGAGCAGTTGACTTTTTCACAGGAAGGAACAGTGGATATAGTTGCTTCCGAGCATCCTTGCGATGATGATGGATCTAGCAAGCTTGCGAAACTGATCGCAAGTGAAAATTCTGTTATTACTGATCAAAGCTGATGGCCTTTCCAATTCTCAAACCTTCTGGTCGTACCTACGAGCCCGGAAGCTATCCGGTCAAAACGTTCAAGTCGCAAAGCGGGGCTGAAACTCGGATTTTGTACGGCAGTGAGCGGAGTGAAATGAAGCTCAGCTTGTCTTACGCCAACATTGGCGATGCAAACGCTGAGTTATTTCTTGATCACTATGACGAGGTACAGGGTACGTTCCAGACTTTTAACTTGACTGGGCAAGCCTTAAGCGGCTGGGAGGGAAACCGAGATGCCTTGAAGCCAGCTGAAATTGAGATTCCGACTGTGACCTACTTGGTCACTGTGGTCAGCAGCGGTGGAGGCAATAAATACCGTTTCAACGGAGGGACTTCTGACGCAGAGACCTTGCAGTTAACTGAAGGCACCGTTCATTTGTTCAACCAGCAAAATGCCTCCAACTCAGGCCATCCACTGCGGTTTTCTGAAACCAGTAACGGAACGCATGGCGGTGGAACTGAATACACCACAGGGGTGACGACATTTGGCACGCCTGGCCAAGCAGGTTCCTACACCAGAATTCTGGTAGCCAAAGACGCTCCAGATTTATTTTATTATTGCACCCAGCACAGCGGAATGGGAGGTGCAGCCAATACGCCTGCTGCAACAACAACCGCTGTTAACTCTGGCAACACAGCTGAATACAGATATGAGGGTCCACCACAGGTTGTTCAGGTGCGACCTGGGGTGAGCACTGTTACAGTGAATCTGATTGGCGTGACCACTGATTCTGCGAGGGATGCTTCCTGATGTCAAAGGTCTACACCGGCAGAGATGGGGTATTGCAAGTCGGTGGAACGACCCTTGCCAAGGTCGTTAATTTTCAGCTGTCTGCAAATTTA